CAACAGGTGTTGTCGTCAGCGTAAACGGAGAAGCACTTTGGTTCCGTGCCTGCCCTAACAGCGTAGGCGTTCCGCCGCCGCCATCATCCATATATATGTTCACATAGCCTTTGTTGTCCGTGAGTGACGTGTCAAAAGTGCAAACGGCTTTTGCAGTCATATACTCGCCAATGTCATTTGCCGTGCCATCAGAATCACATCTGCTCACCGTTAGCCGCACCGTAGGGAACGTATACGCTGTTACGGTTTTGGTCACAGTCGCAGTTTGCGAACGTCCCCTTGCATCGGTAACGGTCACTTTCCAAGTATTCGTCCCTGCCGTGGTCAGCGTGCCTGTCGTTGCCGTCTGACTCGTTGCGTTCGTGCTATAACTTGCGGAAACATTATTGCCGCTGAAAGAATAGGACACAATTCGAGAACCCCTTGACGGACTGACATTCGAAGCCGTCAGTAAAACGTGCGACACATCTTTCAGCGTGTAGTCACCAAACACATTCACGCCGTCCGCCGTAAAGCTTCCGATTGTCGGCTTCCAGACGGGAGAAACAATCACATCATCCGTCAGTACATACGGCTCTCCAACTTGCGTGTCTCCATTATAGGTCACGCAAGTCACGGTAAACGTGGTTTTTGAGGACGTAGGACAAGCATCCGCCCAAGCCGATTGTAACAGGAAAGACGTAGACGTACCCACATTCCGCCGCTCCTGCGTATGGTCACCCACAGCAATCGTAATCGTATGCGTGAAAGCCTCCGAAGCTCTTTGCACATCAACAGTGACCGCCATTCCGAACATTTTTGTTCCGCTGTTTATCGTGATAGTTGATGCTCTCGGAATCGTGGTCAGCGGAATAGAACCACCCCCCTCTGCCGTGTATGCAGAATCAGAAATATAGTCGCAACTGAACGATACAGGAACACTTTTTGAACCGTCATTGTCGTGCGTGATTGTCGTTGTCCCAGAAGCCACCAAGCCATTGTTGGGAGCGGAATAATTATTTCGAGCCGTCACAATGTTCCGCAACTGGACACGGCTCCCATCTGGGTAGCGGTTGGTGAAAATCGTTGCACCGTTGATTTTAAGCTCAAAAGGCCCAGAATAATAATAGCCTGTGCTGTCGTTTACACGGTTATATCCCTGCAACTCCCAGTAGATATCGCTTGAGTTGTTGGCGACATTGATATTCCGTTCTTCCCACGCAAGCCGTATAGACCGCCCGAATGCAGACGGGAACTCCGTGGCCTCAATATACTGCAATGCCATTATTCATCCTCCGTTCCGATATACACAAGGCTCAAGTTGCCGTTGGTTCTGGGAATCCACTTATACCGCCCTATACGCAAATCCTCTTTAAAATGCCCGTGCGTGACAACAAGCTTTTTCTGGTCGATTTTTGCGACAGGCGCTGTGAAATCCATATCTTGAATGAATTGCACTGAATCACCCGTAATAAGTACCACATTGTTTCCCTGCTGAATGCCTGCGCCGAACACGCCGCTGTCCCAGTTCTTGACAACAAAATGTTGTTCTTGAGTGACGTCCACTCCTGCAATTGCAATATCAATCGCTTTTGCGAAAATATCACCCGTCGCAAGGTCAAGCAGGAATCCCTCGCCCGTTGCAGGGTTGTAATTTTGGGACTGTAAAACGCCACTTGTCACGCTCGTAGCACTCAAATCAACAACATTGATGTTCTGCGCAAGAAACTTTCCGTCAATCGTCCAAGCGCTCGTAAACGTTCCGTTATATCCAGTCTGTGAAAAGGCAATGCCATTCCTGTTCATCCGAATGCAGTTTTTGGCGGTTGCTGTACTCGGCTCATCCATAATCGTTATCTCATACGGCAAGCCGCTTTCGTCCGCCTGCATAACTACATATCCGCCATAGCCGCCGCGTATCATCTCCGTAGCGGCTTCAATAGCCGCCGAGAAATAGCTTTGTGAATTTGCCGCCGATTGTTCAACTACACTGACAACCGCCTGTTCCTGCGCCCGAATCGTACTTGAAAGATTTGCTTTGGCATCGCCCAGCTCAACGGAATCATACTGGTCGAGTAAGGCATCATACGTTGTTTTAATAACTTTCGCCGTAGCCGAAACGCCAAGCCGCTCAAAATAGACATTCACCGTGTCGCAAAGCATCACCTGTTCCAGCGGAGCAACATTTGCATATTCTGTCGTTTTCCGCAGGTCAACGAACGATACTTTCAGACTGACAGACGGCAATCCAAGCTCATTATCTCGCACCCATTGCCCTGCTTTGGAATTCAATTTTGCAATAGACGGAACCGTTTCAAACGCATCTGAGAAATCTTTTGGAACGGTCATCTTATACGGGAACAGGTCAGCATTGTCTGCGTATATTGCTATGTTCGGAGATACGACAACATCCTCTCCGTTTTCGTCCACTCCCTTCCAATAGGGAACGATACCCGTGTACGTGTTGGCAATGTTCAGCTCCTGCGTCAAATCAATAAGGTTCTTCCCGTAGCGGATTGTTACGCCTCGGTTCTGCCCTCGGCTTGCCCACAGCTTCACCGCCCAGTTGTCCCACTCATACTCGCCGCCGTAAAGGTCGAGAATCGAGCCTTCCTCACCACCCAGCCGCTGACGGATTGACGCAGGAATCGTTTGTACATACGGCGAGGCAATCTGTTTATCAGTGTCAAAATCAAACGGACACGTATCGCCTACAACGTGTAATTTCAACCCACGCAAGGCAAGCAATGCGCTGTCTGCCTCAAAAGGCGCAACGGTCAGATAAGAAAGTCTGTACGAGATATGCTGGGCATAAATCTCAATCGTTCCGCCAATGCCTTTCACGATGCGGTAGATTTCAAACGCCTGCTCATTCGCTGAATACGGGTTGGGTTTACAAACAATGATGTTCCGCTCAATCATATCTGCATAGCGGATGCCCGTCACGGGATAAACCATTGTCAGCTCGAAACTGCCGTTCCGTTCCTCCACAACCTTGCAGGACACGGCATCGGGAATGCCGCCCAAGCCAAGCCCAGAAAAATCCGTTGCCGTCGCAGAAAATAATCTAATCATAGCTCCCACCAGTTTGCATCAATATCAAGCCTTGCAATATCGCCAGAGTAAGTCACGTTGATAGTTCCAGTGCCGACAGGCAGAACAGGGAACTCTCCCGTGCTGAACGTCACAATGCTGTTCAGATTCGTAGCGTCCTTATGCACATCTTTCAGCTCGCTGTCGATAGTCAATCCGCCGCCAAAGGCTCCATCTATCGTGATACGCTGAGAGCCAATGTTTATAATGCCGCTTGTGGCAGACGAGGACGATGGAACGACATAAATCAGAGGGTTTGCTGGGAACTGTGACAAGACCTCAATGCTCCCGCTTCCACCCAAGATATGTTGCGTATCAGCGATAAGCCATCGTTGCGGCTTGCAGTCAAAAACAAGCTCAAACGTCATCGCCGTTCCATCCATCGCAGGGCTTACGGCGACATTCCCGACAAACCGCCCAAGCCGAAAATGCTCCGTATCAAAGCTGTCCTCAATCCGCAGATATCCGACATCTTTCAACAGCCAAGCTCGCAACTGATTCATCCGCGACGCATTATAAACAGGCATCACGCAGGGATAGCGGACTTGAATGTTGCTGTATCGGTTACGAGGGATTATCAAATCACCGCTCCGCCCCAAAATGGAAATCGTCTGCACATCTGCGGACGGCATATTGTAGACTGCCGCATCCGTGGCATATACGCCATACGTTATACTCAAATCTATTCCTGCAATAGACAAATTCCCAAGCATTGTCAACCCTCCATTCCAGAATGCCTTTTTAAGCCGTTTATTTTACGTTTTAAGGCGTTCTAATGCTTAACTGGATAAATTCCCCATACCAAGCATTAAAACGCCTTAAAAGCCGAAATAACGCCGTTTAAGCGAATACTCGCTTATCCCGTGCTATTACATCATTGATTTTTCTGGAGATAATATCCGCCAACTCATTCACGTCCTGTCCAGCGGCTCCGTAAACATTGATTGTCACTGTTGTTCCCATCTCACCTGCGAAATCCTGCGCCACGGCGTGAATCCACTCTTTGTTCTTCTCGAGCGGAACAACAGCCTCAGCTCCGTTACCTTCCAACAGACCGACCTGTCCACGTTTCAACACGCCGCCTTGTGCCATTATCTGCGGAATCTGCGGAACATTCAAAAGCTGAATCCATCCAAAAGGCTGTATACCAAGAATGTTCAATCCTTTTAGCTTTCCAAGTACCCAGTTGATTGTGTCAAACGGAACAGCCACAACCTTGTTTATGCCCGTGATAATAGCATTGACAACTGTCTTAAACACGGAAGAAATGCCGTCCACGATGCCGCTAAAAATCTTTCCGCCCGTGGAAAACACGTTCTTCACGCCTTCCCAAGCTCGCTTGAAAATGCCCGTGAACCAGTCAGCGACAACTTTGAACACGTTTTTGATTCCTTCCCAAGCCTTTGAAGCGCCTTTTTTCACGCCATCCCAAAGTCCAGAAAAGAATCCAACAACAGGCTGAATCACCTTTTCATTGAACCAACGTCCAACTCCAGAAAAGATATCTTTGATTGACTGCCAGATGCCGGAGAAAAATCCGCCGACAGCTTCGAGTGCAGGAACAACCCACGAATCCCACACCTTGACAATCACCTGCCAAAGACCTGCAAGAATCTCTGGTAGATGCTCCATCAAAACGGTCACAATCTGAATCATAGCGTCAATCAGAATCGGGACGTTTTCCACCAGCACATCAACGAGCATCAAAAGCATATTGATAATGACGGGAATCATATCTGGCAACGCTTCTGTAATACCCGTTAAAAGCCCTGTAAGCACGATTATGCCTGCTTTTATGATGTCGGGCATATATTGCAACAAGGCGTTCGACAGAGCTGTTATAATCTGCAAAACAGCACTGATAATCAGCGGCAGGTTTTCAATAATGCCCGTGATAAGCACATCCAGCATCTGCATTCCCGCATCCAGAATCAGCGGCAAGTTTTGAATCAGTCCCTGCCCCAGCGTGATTACCATATTCGTGGCAAGCGTCAGCAACTGCGGCAGGTTTGCAGTAAGCGCATTCATCAACGAGGAAAGAATCGTTGTCGCCAACTGCATTATTTGCGGCATAGCAGATGATACTTGGTCAACCATCATTCCGATGCCTTCGCCTATCAAGTCAACGCCGCTATTGTTCCCTGCGAACACGTCTGTCAGCCCATTCATAATCGTTGTAATGGACGGCAGAAAACTTGACGTGATTGTACGTTTTGCGCCGCTCATCGCAGTCCGCATATCCTGCAGGCTGTCTTGATACGCCGCCGCCGCCTTCACGGATTCGTCGCTCATCACGCCGTTTAGCTCGTGCAGGCGTTTCCGCATTGCCTCCGTATCTTCAGCGGACGTGTTCAAGAGCGCACCGAGCTCCACTGCGCCTTTGCCGAGAAGGTCTGTTGCAAGAGCTGTTCGCTCAGTGCCTTCCTCCATCCCCTGCAATTGAGAAATGACGACGGAAAACAATTCCTCTTGACTGAGGCTTTGAACATATTCCTGCGAAAGTCCAAGTTTTTCGAAAGCGTCACTGCCATTTTCAACAGCATTCACCAACGTTTTCAGCGAAGGCTTTAAAACGTCAATAGATGACCCACTGTGTTGCAGGATTGCATCCCATTCTTGGTATGCCTGCGCAGAAATGCCGATTTTCTGCGAGCCTTTGTCAATGGCATCACCGTACTCAGCAAGCTCTCCAGTGGCGCTTACCAGACTTTTCGTCATCCCCACAACTGCCGTGCCGACCGCCGCCACAGACGCCGCTCCGACTTTTGCCGCCGTGCTTAAACCTTTCTTTAGGCTGGTTGCAAACGTGGATGTTTTGCTTTTCGCATTATCAAGACCTTTTTCGTAGTCCTTCGTGTCCAATGACAGCGCACCAAACAACGTTAAGACATTCATCCGTTTGCACCTCCTTTCAGCTTGCCGACAATGGAATCAATGATTTCTTCGCTCGTCCGCGTTTCTTCAGGCTTTGGGTTCACCCACTCCACGTATCGAGATTCGAGCGTTTTTTGTTCCGCTTGATATTTCACAATATCTGTCATATATACACGGAACAACTGCTCATAAGTCCATTGATTCAGTCGTGCGTCATAATACCGCAGGAATCCCCTTACGCCTCGCCAGTGGTATTCTCCGTAGCATCGCCAGAAGATTCGCCCGTGCTCATCCCCAGCGAGGATTGAAAAAAAGCGACAAGCTCCTTGTCGTTGAAAATCTCAAGAGCTTTCAGTGGCAACGTGAACACGGTCACGGTCTGCACATATTCATCATACGGCTTCTGCTCGCAAGCCGCCAGAATCTCAAGCACGGCGTGTTTGTGCTTTTTCAGCGCAATTTTGACAACTGCGGCAAGCTTTTTCCCCTTGCCTTCATCAGAAAACGCATCCTTGATTTCTTCATCGTTCACGATTTCCGTTGCAGGTTCGATAATATCAGCGAGGACGTCCAGAGCGTCCTCGCCTTTGAAATCACTCAGCTTCATTCGTTGTTACCCTTCTTTGGAGTAAAACTCCATCGGCATAGTGTCCTGCGCATTGAGCGAAACGTGCCCAGTTAGCGTGACAGAAATCTGACCTTTGCCGCTCTTAGTGGTCTGCAGGCTGAATCCGCCAGTAGACAGAGCATTCGTCAGCTTTACCGCCACAAGCCCCCCATCAGCTCTATCGCCGACCCACCAAATCGTGCTAAAATCGGTCTGCTGAAGGTCACGCCTCGGAGTGACTTTGCTCGTGTCAGTGCTATCAATATCTGCACATCCAAGCGCAAGCTTGATAGCCGCAGGGGACGCACCAAGCGCCGTAAAGCCGAAAGTGAACTCCCACGAATCCAGATGCTTCAGCTCTTTCATATTGACGGGGCAGTTGTCCACATCCTCTCCTAAATCCGAAAACGTAGGCGTGGCTGTGATAGCAATGCCGCCAGTGGTAGCGCAGATGATATCAGCATCCGCAGGAGCCGCCGCCTGCGCAGGGTCAAAGTTTCTCAGCAAAACACCCGCATCAAGTTGCATTTCCTCAAAAGTGGACTGCGGAATAACGGTAAATCTACCCATAGCAATCTTCCTTTCTGTTTAATAGGCGGAGATGAACTCCGCCGTAACATTGATATAAATCCGCCGCATCATCGGGTCAGTGTCGCTCACTCTCTGATAGAACGGCGAACCTTTTGTGACGTACAGATATCCGCTGTCAAAGCGAATCACAGTATGCCCACGAGCGCCCACATAAGCGGCAATCTGTTCCGCCTTTGCTGTAACATCTGTCCAAGACGTGCCACGATACCATATAGAGCCAGACAGCGGAACAGGTCTGTCAAGGCTGTCCGTTGATACGTTGTAGGTAATATACGGTAACGTGGCATTATCGGGGACGGTCTGCTCATCGTATGCAGGGATGCCGAACGAACTCCAAAACGCCTGTATAGCCTGCGCTTTATCCATTCGTAACGCTCCATTCCTCTGCGGACACCTGTCTCATATTCAGCGAGGCGCTTGCAGGCGTATAACGGTCATCGCCGTCAGACGTAACTCGGAATATCTTTCCGTCTCTCACTCTGCGAAAAACATCGTGATATTCCAGCGTCAGCGCCTTTGTGGTAGTCACCGTATACAGGCTTGTCACGCCTTGCTTTTCAGCGGCTCTTGCCTCGATTGACGTGTCAAAAGTGATAGCCGCTTCAAACTCTGCGCCATCCACCCACGTCTGAATATATCCGCCGTAGCCATCCGCCTGCGTCCGCTTGTTCAGCATCACGCACGTATCCATCTGTTCGCTCAAAAGGCTCATCGTATCTTCCTCCATCTGTTCAGCCTTGCGGCAAACGTGCTCTGCCACGTAGGCGTGCTACCGCCTGCGCCAGAACCACCGCTCGCTTTGCTGTACGAATAGCCTCCAAAGCTCTCAGACGTATACGGACTGACAGTCGTTGCGCCGTACTGTTCCTGCCAAGCGGAGATATCACTGGCAAGGGCAACGACGGCAGGAGGAACCGCCATTGCCCAAATCGCGCCAGTAAATGTTTCATCCACAAGGTCTGTGGCTGGATACTGATGCACTCCGTCATTGAAAACGCTACCGACTATGCGAAAGTACTGCCCATCTTGCAGACCGTCCAATACGAGTGCTCGGTTCTCTATTTGGAACTGCCCGAACCATTTAGGCAGGTCACGGTCAAACCAGTTCCGCAGTTCTTGACATAACTCGGTCAGCATATTCTACCCTCCTATCAAGCCTGAGCTACATAGGTGTACTTAATAGTCACGGTTCCAGAGGGAGTGTTCTTAAGCCGAACGCCGTTCTTCTCAACGATGAAATCAGTCCCCTCAACAAGAGCAGTACTTCCGTCCTTTAGTTCCTGTACACTGATGACAGGAGAATGAGCGGTCTTGTACAGCTTGGTATCCACAGAATCAGCGGTAATCGTTTCGGCGGTGGTCACTTTGGTGACAGTGCCGATATAAATGATAGCCACCGCATCCGCATATTCATACCACAGCTTCATACCCATCAGAGCAAAGCTCTCACCGACAGCGGTAGTATAATTGCCGTTAGCGTGGAAACCAATAAGGTTAGTCTCGCCGTCCACGGTGTAGGTCAGCCCCAGCTGAGCAAATTCGCCATCCGCAGGGTCGATATAATACAGAACAAGGTTGTCCGCAGGAACGGCAATGACCTCGCCTTCGTCAATCTCCGAAGACAGAATCAGCGTAGTCGCACCGAGGAAATTCTTGATATAATCGATGCCGAAAGCGTTCTGCACGGAAATATCCGCAGAGCCAAGGTAACGGTACGCATCAAGCGTGTTCACGAATACAACAATATTCGAGGCATTTTTGCGCATCCGCTTGAATTTGTCTCGTACAAGACCGATAGCCATAGACACCGCCATTTGGAACGTGGCTTCGCCAGTATTCATAGCGGACGTGTTGCCCGTCATCTCGCCATAGAAATCATCCAGAATCACGGACTGAAGCTCGTTAAGAAACGCATCATCGGATTTCTGTACCGCAATCTCCGCGCCGTACTTGTTCACATCCTCAATCGGGACAGCCTTGGCGTATTTCTGCAGTTCTAAATCTTCTTTCGCAGACTGCGCAATGGTTGCTTTGCTGTACGGAATTACAGCACCAGCAGGGACGTTGCCGCTCTCAAGAGCCACAGACGCAGTGTAGGATACAAGCGTAGAGCCGGGAGCCTTGCGAACAGGACGCATAATGCCCAGCACTTCACGCAGGGATTCCCACGTAGTGCCGAACCGAGTAACGAAATCAATCTCTCGTGCCGTGATACCCGAATAAACGTTCGGCAGACTGTCACGAGGAGTGGTCAAGGTTTCAACATTGGTTGCCGCCATAGTTAATCATCCTTTCTGAAATAATTCAAGATGTTCCGCAATAGCTTTCTGACGTTCACGAGTGTCTTTGATCTTCATAATATCCGCTCGTGTCATCGTGCTATTGCCGTTGTTCTGCGGAGGCGTAGCTGTGTCCGCACCTTTCTGGATTTTGGTCTGGATAAAATCAGCCCACTCCGTTGCGATGCTCTTTTTCAGCTCATCCGCATCTTTAATCTTTCCGTCCTTGTCAAGCTTGATGGAGTCAACGTCAGACACCCGAAGCACCGCATCAATCCGCTTTTCCGCCACACCGCATTCAGCAAGCAGAGCTTTATACGCCGCTGTTTTCTGCGCCTTGGTTTCCTTGGCGGTCTGCTCATTTCTGTAGTTTTCGAATTCTTCCTTCATCGCCTCATACTTGACTTTGTACGGGTCTTTGCCGTCTTTTTCAACGGTTGCTTTCAGTTCGTCCAGTTCCTTCTGAACGCCCGGAAGCTTTTCCGCATCACCTTTGTACGTGTCGCGCTCTTTCTTCAGCGCTTCCACAGTCTCGGTATGCGCAGTAATGATTTCATCGATTTTGTCAGCCTCGATACCGAGAGCGGACAGAAACTTTCTGGTCAATGCCATTGTGTAAATCTCCTTTTCTTCGGTGACTTTGCTTCGTCATTTGATTCACCTGCATACTACCACAGCCGCCGCAGGGTTGTCAAGTAAAATTGTCAGAAAAAATAAAATGCAGGATAATGCAGGAATTTCGTACATTTTGGTAAAGTCCCTATATATACTGCTCTATATAGGGACTTTTCTAAAATGCACCTTTTTCCTACATTATACACAAAAAAAGGTAAAATATATTAAATAAAAATAAAAAGCCGAGTTATTCAAGCTCGGCTTCAGCATTAACTTTTTCAAACTCTTCCAATGCACAATCTTCGCAAAGCTGTTCGTCATCCACCCAATACAGATGTTCCACTTCCCTGCCGCACCTGTCGCAATACAGGTGGATTTCATTCACATACGGACAGGAACTGCCTCGGCATCCCAGCTCCGGCGGACAGCCGACACAGTTGTTTTCACGTTTAATCATCCTGCTCCTCCTTTTTCAAGTAAACTCTCTGGCAGAACCGTGAGGACTGCCAAGACGGCATATCCACATACAGCATCTTCTTTCGAGGCGCATACTCAACAGGGAGCGTATCCGTGTCCGCCTTCCTGCTCACATAACCTGCCGTCCACCGAATCGTGTAAACCTTGTAACCTGCCTCCAGTGCTTCTTTGTACGTCATTGTCGTTTCCCTTTCTGCCCGTATACCCGTTAGCGCAGGTGAGTGTTTTTACTGCTTCCTATTCTTGTATTCCTGCAAGAGTAACGTTCTTGCTGTACTGTAGTCACCTCTTGTGCAGAGGGTCTTGACCATATCTTTTTTTGTCGCTTTTTTGCCGTCCCATCCGAAGAAGTATCTTGCTGTGTAATAATTATTTCGGCTTGCCCTCACATCGCTTTCTTGAATTGTGCCGATATTTTCAAGCGTATCAAGTTCAAAAAAGCTATCAAACCATCCGTCGCTGTACACTCCGATATTGTCCGTCACCTTTTCGAAGTGGTACATTTTTTTGCCTTTGTTCCTACCCCAATCCCAGATAGTGTTTTCGAAATACTCTTTATCAATCTTCATCTTTCCCGTCTCCTTTCGGTTTCTGTAAGTGCTTTAATCAACTTACACCCTTATTATAAACCCTCTATTTGAAATTGTCAATACTTTTTTTATATTTTTTTATGATTTTTTCTGACATAAAAAAGAGGGCTTTTCAGCCCTCTTCAAGCACTTCTTGCAGGATGCGCTTGTACTCATCAAGATTGTTCGCCAGCCCGTCACGGATGAAATGCGCAGGCTTTTGCCCGTGAGTAAAATGCCATTCTCCTTTGTCATCTTGATACCACCAAGGCGTTTTCCTGCCGCCTTCTTCTGCGTATATGCCTGTACCCATCTCCACATACGGAGCATACTCCACGTTCGTGCCGACCTTTACTGTCTGCCCATCCACTTCGCTTGTGATGCTTGCTCGTAATCTGCCCGTATCCACAGGTACGAGCGGATTCACTCTTGCCACAGCTTCGTGCCCCACCGCCGTAAGAGCCTTTTCTATCTGATCTGCAGTGGCTTTCAAAATTTCCTCCGTGTTGTCTGCAATACTGAATGATAGATCCGCTTTCACAATATCAGCTCCTTTCGGAGAAGAAATCAGCCCAGAACGGATTCTCCTTGTCAAAAAGTGCTTTTTCCTGTCGTGTCAGCTTTGCAGGATAATCACGGAACAGGTTGAAATCTTTCTTTTTGTCAAAGCTAAAGATGAACTCACCTACTGTGTCCGGCGTTTCTTTCCACCATATTTTGTCCCGAGGATTCTGCTTGTAATACGTGTCATTTTGCATAGCCTTTTGCTCCTTTCTTTTGAGCATCTTCCGCAGTATTCATATATCCCAACATTTGCCGCAGACCGCTTGCATTTTGCAGGGAATCAACATCAGTCAAGATATTATCAACCTCGTATTTTTGTCCATATGAAGAATGCGAACGTTGACAGCCAAAACGATATTTTAACGTGTCTGACGTAAATGGCTTCCATCCGTTCCTCTTTTCGGTCTGCAATTCAAGATAATAATATTTCCCTCCTATATTCTGCACGATAGAAGCGTGATGCCCTGTCTGCAGAATATATTGTTTGCCTTCCTCGGTCATCTTTAATAGAGCCGTAGCGGATTTGAAATCATCCGTAGAACGGAAATACTTTGCGTCGACACCTGCAAGCTGTGTAATTTGCATACTATTGCTTCTGCGTGAGAACCAGCTTCTGCTGTCGCCGCCTCGGTAATCAGTGACATCAAGACCGCACTTGTTTCCTGCATATGCATACGCCAAAGATGCGCAAGAACCAGTCGTTAAATCGCCTCCGCCTATTTTGGAAATAATTTCATCATCAGAAAGAGGCGTATCAAGTCTTGAAACCTCTCTGTACTCAATACCGCTTGCATCCAAGCTGTCAATAATTGCCTGCGCCTGCTCGCTTATAACCTCCTGTTCTTCCTGCGGTTCTTCCTTCTCCTGCCGTTGTTGCTCGTGTTCCTTACGCCACTCTTGATAGGACTCGTTTTCTCGATAATCTCTTCCAGCTGTGGAATACTTACTCACAAACACAAGCGAACAACGGCAATTATAGACCTCAGACGGGTCTCCTGCAGGGTCTCCGGGAAATGCACAGCCGTTGCTGAACTTCTCACCAACATCCACAGTCTCGCCGTCCATCATAGCGTGGCTTTCACGAGTGCGGTCATCGTGCGTGGCTACCCACATCTGCTTGCCCTCAATGCCCATATCCTTCGCCCGCTCGTATGAATGCATCTTGCCTGCGTTCTCGGCATTTGTGGTCATCGTCCGTGCGTTACGGACAGCCGCTCGCCTGTCCATATCCGTCACAGACCGCAGGCGTTTAGCAATGCTCCCGATGCTGTCGCCCTGCAAGATACCCTGTGTTAGCGCAGAGGTCATATGCTGAGCATTCCACCGTCTATCCTCAGATATCTTCACCCGAGGCTGTGGTAGCAGGTCTGGATTGTCTTTTATAAGCCTGCTCACAGCATCCTTATTGTAAAGCGTGAAAGACGTATCAATCCCCGTAGCACGTTCTACCTCATACGCCGCATAATTGGCATTGTCTGCGAACGTGTCAGCCAGCGACCCCTTTACCATAGCCATAGCCGCTTTGTCCGCATTGACCAAAGTTTGTGTAAGGTCGTTAATCATCTCATCATAGCGCTTACCTCCCATCATCACCCCTGCTCGCCATTTTGTGTATTCTTCCTGTGTTATCTTTCCTGCCGCAACCTTTGCACGCATCTCATCGTCACGGTCGTAAAAGCTATTGAAATACTTCGTAGCACGCTCTCGCAATTCCTTTCGTGCAGTACTGTATTCTTTTGCTATTTTCTTTTCAAGCTCTTCGAGCCTGTCATCCGTTGATTGCCTCGCTGGATTCTTCGCCATTTACTTCATCCTCCGTTTCTGCGCCTGCAGGGTTAACAAACGAACTCATACGCTCCAAATCATCTGCGTTCATACGACCAATGATTTCTTCAACCTTATCGCCATCTCCGAGAATGGTCAGAATCTTTTCCGTCACATAATCCGCATCAAGGAACTGTGCCGCCTGCAGAATTGTCTGAACGGATTCTGTTTCGTTGACAATCATCGACCGAGTGAAAGACACAGAATCGTCAATCCCTGCAAGCGCCAAAATCCCGTTGACGAAATCCACCACGCAGAACTCAAAATCATCGCACTTGCTGTTCAGCGGTTCATACGCCGCTTTAATCTGCGTAGCTGTGACAGCGCCTGCGGCAATCGTTTCCGTGTCCAGAGCCATAGCGTCTCTGTACAGGTCTTTATCCAGACGGTTCAACAGGGCTTCACGGCTTGCAAACGGAGCCTCCATAGCGTGGCTTTCCGCCCTTGCGCCGTCATCCTCCATATACGAGGCGTGGATAGTTTTCATACGCTCAACAAACTGCGCAAGGTCAACGTCATCCATACCGCCTGCGTTCTGAATCGTCCAGTAAACGATAGACGCCTCGTCAACAGTGTTTGCAAATCCGCTCTTGATAAGGTCGTAGCAATCAATCTGCTCTCGAAGCCCAACAAGCTCGGACTGATGCTCTGAATTTCCCCACAGCGGGACAATCGGGAATGACGGATAATTCTCGCCGTCATAAACTTCAAGCCCGTCCGCAGGACTTTCACGGATGTTGAGCTTATACGGTCGTTTTTCGTGCAGTACAACTCCCGTCTCAGATACGTCTGAAACGCCGTTATTTTCCGTTTTAAGCCGCCTATTCCAGATATAGTCCGTATATCCATCCAACTCATAGAGTGTGGCTCTAAGAGGCTTAGAATCGTCTATCTGCCAGAATCTGATGCCTGCCATAAGCGCACCCGTTTCTTCATCATAAAGCGGAGCGAACTCAAGCAAGGAAAACACATCAATATGGTCAAGGTTAAAGAAGCCAAACGCCACGCCGCCAATCAATGCCTTTTTTGCCGCTTCCTGCAACTGATTGTCGAACGGATATTTCTGCGTCCCAAGCTTGTCCTCCGTTTTCGTGTTCTGCCAGTCTGCGCCGTTGCCGAGCAGAAACTGCACTTCCTGCACAATGAATCTGTGGAAGTGTCTGCACGCCATCTTGAAGTTTGCGCCCCACTTATCGGGAACAGCCTGCCCCGACACCGTATAGAGCAGTTTCTGATACTGTTCTATCGTCACATTCCGATGTCTGTTATACTGGTCAGCAATCCACGCCGTCCGATACAGCTCCGTGCTCTTGTGCTGGCTGATTGCAGAGCGAACAAAGCCCATCCGCTCCACTTCATTTTGCCCGATTGCCAAAAGGTCTTGATACGTGTACATTCATTCACCCTCCGAAGATTGATTGATACTGTGTTCCTTCACGGTCTTTATGCCGTGCCGTAATACGGACAAGGCTTGCGAGGCTGTCGGGAGCGTCATCGTGTTCAGCGTTTTCGTTGTAATCGCATATCTGATTGATATACGCTTCGTCTGTCCCCTCAACAAAGATAACATTATTCCATTCAAATTTCAAGTAGCTCACGATTTTTATATACTTGTTCTGATTTTCCGTATAGGTGGAAACACGCACATTTTTATTTCGGAGCTGTTTCGCCACGTAACCTTTATCCGCATTCAACTCGTTGTACATCCTGCCACAGAGGAACTTTTCGTACCACATCACGCACTCGTCCATCACGTCATCAATATGTTTCCTCCAAAGCTTTCCGAAAACATAGAACTTGCCGCCGTGATAATTCAGCGCAGTGAAAGCCGTATAATCCTCACCATAGTACGCCGCATCAAGATGACATACTCCCTGCATCGCCAACATCGGGTCAGCGCCTGTCTGCGGAGCTGTGAAAATCACATCATCCTCGGCAACGTGCCTCAGCTCGTAGTTTGCGGCAAACAGGCTCTTTGTTAAATGCGACCTGTTGTATTCAAGTACTTCCGGCGTGAACATCTGCGCAAATGCAGGATGGTAACAGTCATATTTCACCGCAGGCGGCATTATAGAGAAGCAATCATCGGGATGCCACGGCGTGCCTGTGTTGCTGATTTTGCCGCCCCTGTTTTTGACGTTGATAAGCTCCCTGTAAATCAGCTTTGTACGGTCACGCTCCGCCTTGGAAACACGGTCTTGCAGGTTTACAATATCGTCTGTGAAAATGAAATCGTAGTGCTTACCAGTCAGCGACGAACCGATACCACGTCCGACCAACTGATTTGTTCCTTTCGTCCCCGTAACAAGGTTCGTGCTGACCTCTGTGGCATTTTTCACGGGTAAAGCAAGGTTTGCGCCGTATATGCATTGCGCCAAATATCGAGTATGTCCATCTTCCAGAATCTTCTGTACCTGCCGGATGACTTCTTTCACATCCTCATCCGTTTTGCGCAGGAACAACGTAGTTTTCCTCGGTAGCAGGACGGCAATCAAAGCAAGCACGATAGATACGCACGTTGTTTTATATGTTTCTCGGCTTGCCTGCAGGGTATAATCCTCTTTCCCCGTCAGCATCTGAATAATCCACTCATTATGCAAAGAGCCCAGCTTTGTAAAGCCGAGCATCTTTCCATAATCCGCAGGTCGTGTCTTTAAAAACTCAATCGCCTGTTGTTTTGTCATTTTGTCGTTTTGTCAGCGTTTCAATCGCACGCTCAATCCGCAGACGGTTATACGGCGAAAGTTCTCTGCTCAGCCGTGAAGAAAAATAATCGGGTCGCATTCCTGCCTCTGCGGCAACGTCCTTATGTTTCAGCCCCGCCGCCGCAATCTTTGCGCGAATATCGTTATTCATCATCCCCAAGCACCGCCTTTTCCACTTCCTCAATAACAGATGGTTCAACGTCTGCAACCATAACTTTCTCCACAGGCTTCTGCCCGACAGTATCACGGAGTGTCTCAAACGCTCGGATATTGCCTTTCATAGCCTGCTCAAACAGCTTCGCAGAAAGTAATTCTGTCCCTGTCGCTTTATTTCCGCCTTTGTCAATCCATTCTTTTTCGAGCAACATTTCCAGCGCTCTGCGCAGGTCACGTTTTTCTGCTCTCGCTCTGCCAGATGCAATTCCACCCTTGCTTCCGTTCTTCACGGCTTCTTCGTGGCTTTGGTCTGACGTAAATGGTCTTAAATTCTGCTCGTTTGCCATTATATCAAACCCCATTCAGCGAACTTTTCGAAGCCGCCGCAGTGGTTGAAAATATAATCACGAGCGACCTCCACAATAGCGGAATACGGAAGCCCGTCCACGTACTCATCGCCAATAGCGCAGTAAAGCTCAACAGGGTTCCCCGTCTGTTGCGCTCTGATATGCGCATAGATATTCACGGACACATCCGCCTTGCTTAAATCCTTTCCGTGCAATCCGCCGCCCGTCACCGCATCTCCCATATCCGAGCCAAGCTTGCGGTTGGTTGCACCCGTATCAACATCCGTACCGCCTGTCCAGTCTCCCAGCGGATTCACAGTCGGACGGGAGCAGTTATATCCGTTCCGAAGGACAGACTCAAAAATTCCAGTTTCAACATTGCTTTGACAAGCAATAACTTTGCCGCCAGATATGATATATTTCCCGTCCGAAGGATATCTTCTATACAATTCCCGAACGAGCGATGACAATCTTTTCTGCTCCGCTGTTAACGGACAGCCACGAAAGATGCCGTTGTCGCCGCAACGGATTTTGCCGTCTTGATTCTGCGCCAAATGGAAATCCTGCGGAACAAGTTTCGTTTCTACGACAATGCTTTCCTGTCCAGAAATGCGCCGCACAATATCTCCAATTTCGGAAGCATCAAAATCGACAGATGCCTCAATGATGATATTGCATTTTCCGTGTCCAATCAGAACTTCCACCGCGCACTGTGGGTTATCCTGCTTTTTATACGCAAGGTCTACAATCGCCCCTGCAATGCGGTCTGCGATTTTATCTGGGTGACTTGGATTTACCTTTTCAAACATCTATTAATTCTCCTCGCAATATACAGGAACGGAGTATCAAGCAATGCGACAATCAGCTCAATAATGCTCGTACTGACAGCAATCGTCAAAATAGTCTGCACGTCATAAATGCCCCAGAACGCAAGCCCTATGAAACCGAAGTTTTCGATACAGTTGCAAAGAATAGTTGACACATTATTCCTCAACCACAAAGCTTTGCCGTTCATCCGTTCCTTGATTTTGTTAAAGATATACACATCAGCCATATTTGCGATAAAATACATTGCCGCGCTTGCAAGGCTGATTCGCAGGTTTAAGGCAAAGAGCGTAGTCATTGCTTCGTTCGCATAATCAAACGGACTTGGAATATACTGCAGAGCAATCTGCGTAGCAATAATCAAAACGATGTTTGAACACAGCCCTATATAGACCGCTTTCTTTGCATCCTCTTTTGAATAGCATTCAGACAGAATATCCGTTGCCAAAAAAGTTGATGCAAACATAACTGTTCCGATTGCCGTACTCAAGCCGAAAATCATTGCATTCTTTGCCGTAATAATGTTCGCCAAAACCGTTGCGATTGCCACCCACGCAATCACGCCTTCTTTTTTGAAGAACTTATGCGCCAACAGCAGTAGCGAAAAAACAACAATGACCTCAATGCCCAATACCAACTCATTCATAACTTTTTACCTCCGTAGGATTTTTTATAGCAGGATTTTGCATAACTGCTATTTTCTTACTTCTCGACAATTACATCAAAATGAACTTTATTCCCTGTAATATTATCAATGATATGCAGTTCTTTAGGTGCATAAAGTTCTTTAAGATGTTTATATAAGATATCTACTGCATCTTCAATGTTTAACTCCTTTCCATCAATATTATTCATAATCCAAGATTCTTCCTCCATATAATCGGGATAAAATTCACTCGGAATGAATTCAATTATGAATTCGTGTTTATACCAGTCCTGTCCTATCTGACATTTTGTGACCGCCGTAGGTTTCATTACGATTTTTTTAATACTCTGAATATTCTTAATCATATTATTTCTCCACAATAAATAAGATTTCTTTTGATGCCTGCGGATAAGGAATGCTCATTATTGCCGTCAACCAAGTTGTAGGCACATAATCCTTCATAATTTTATAAAACTGTTGAATTTCTTCAGACTGAGTTTTATAAAACTCATCCATATCTTTTGCTCCCATTACAAGGCCTACTTCTTGCCTTATCTTAAATCCAATTTCATAAAGCACAGTTTTTAATTCATCATATCCCCATTCATAGACGTGCGCGCGATATTGCGTATTATACCCGTTTCCGGGAGTATTAGGACACGACAGGAACATTTTTGCGCCCGATTTCATAATTTTATAGCACTCAATCAATGACTGTTTTCCATCGTCAGGATGCATATGTTCAATCGCGGACGTATAAATCACAAAATCAGCAAAATCAGCAGGGAACGCTTTTGACATTTCGGCGACATTGCCATTTTTCCATTCAACTTTGAAAGGATAATACGTCTTATATTCGCCCGGCTGTAATTTCTTGCTTGCTCCTCGCATAGCTTCTTTGATGTTTGTCATAGAAATATCAACGCCTGTATAACTGTTGATATCTTTTGCATAGTATCGAAGTAACGGCAACATCAAAGAACGCCCACAACACACATCAACAACATTAGCGCCTTTTTTTGCCATTTGGGCGGCGGCAAAATGTTGGATATAATTCATTACATCAAGATTCGAGAAAAATCCATCGTGAAACTGTTGATAGAAATTTCGCATTTGATACGTGGTGCAAAGAATTTTTTCTCTATCCATTCCGTCTTCTACACGATACACAATTTCTTTGTTCATAAATTCTCCTTTGCATACTTCTGAAATTTAATCCATTCAGTATAATTTATAAGAGCGGCATCCCTTGGCTTTATAATCCTGTTACCTTTATCGGGATATATTTTTTTCATTGTCCTTCCATCAAAATAATACAAATATCCAAATCTATTCCCCGCTGTCCACGCAGTTGAATCTACGGAATCAAATTTATATTTTTTTAATTCGGACAACTGTGTAAATCCAAGGCCGTGTACTCTACATTTTTTATTATGTGCGTCTTCTATCATTTTTGCAAACACAGGATACTCTTTTTTTTGAATTTCTTTAACAGCAATGCCGCCAATTGCTATATAAGAATATTCCGAACATAATCTTAGATATTCGGAATAGCCCCTATTTCGATGCCACACTGGAATACATTGCCTTCCTGTTAACTGTTCAAGTTTTTTTCTATACTTTTTTACTTGTTCATATCCAACGATAGAATCAATATCTAATTCAAAAAACTTTTCAACTTTGTTTTTGTTTACAAAACCTGCATATCGCTCTAGATATTCATCCCAATCTGCGTGTGCTCTACTATTCTGCATAAATGTGAACGCACCAGAATCAAGCAAAAAATCTCCGTAATACGGCAACAGACGCTCTGTATCTTTATCCACATAATAAAACGATTCCAAGATATAGGGCTTATATTGGCGTATTATAGGGTCGTACTCTCCTTCGTTACGCCACGGAGCGACCCCCGCTAAAAATTTTCATTAATCCCTCCTATTAGAGCTAAATGCATCTTATGCCTTGTTGGCTCGCTTCCTGCAAGAAATATTTTCATACCTCAAACCATTTGCCGCAATGCGGGCATTGAATTTTTTTCTTGCCAACTGCCTCTGTCTCCATCCCGCTTTTTACTGTATTGTTATTTAAATCAATATCGCCGAAAATTTCTACAGGGTCGAAATCATTAATAATAAATCCAAAATCTTCCATTTTTATATCTGTGATTGCTTTAAGCTCTTCGTTTAAAACATCAAAATCAAAATCACTATTAATTGTCAACCTGTTATGTGCGAGCATATACGCTCTGCGCTGTTCATCCGTTAGGTTATCAAGCCGAATAACAGGTACCTTCGTAATCTCCGGCATTTCCATTACCGCCAGAAGTCTTCCGTGACCCTCAATAATTTCATTGTCGTGCCAGATGGCAATCGGGTCGTTGAAGCCAAACTGCTCAATACTCTTTTTAATCTGTTCCACCTGTTCCGCAGGATGCAGTTTCGCATTGTTCGCATACGGCTTCAGTTGCTCCTTGTTCAGATACTCAATCTTTAGCTCCATCACAATTCCTCCTTTGTGTTTGCCTGCAGTGTATCATAAACTTGTGATTATTGTCAACACCTTTTAAAACCTTTTATTTCTCTTTTTAATAAACAAAAGTGGGGGAGTGGCAAATCCCCCACCTCACATTATAAAACTTTTTAAAAGAAGAAATAACCGCCTTAAAACAGCATCTTAATCTTTATACGGTTCTGGTTTCGGCATCCAAGCAACAACACGCAGCGACCATCCATCGCCATCCCAATAGCTTGTCGATAGATGGTCACCAAATCCCTTAGCAGTCCATACAGGATATATGCCTTTTTCTTTCGGCAACCTCTCGCTGACGGGAATCCACTGTTGCGCTTGCGGCATATTTTCGATGATTGCTTTTGCCAGTGCCTCATCCCAATCTTTACTCCAGTTGGCATATGCTAATTCTTTTAGCAATGCCTGTCTATCAATTAAGTCAGTCATCCTTATCCTCCTTCCGCTGTAGCCATTCTGGGAACGGAATCGCTATAATATCCTCAAACGGCTTTCCACATCTCAGACAATGCATATTCACACGAGTAATTAAATAACCTTTTCGTTCATCGACCACCTTTGTTTCGGATTGATTATAGATATGGTGACCGAACAAACATCTGATATCTTTCATTCCTTTTCGCCTCCCATCTTTGCTCCGCAGTTTGGGCAGAAATTACTCGCACAATACCCCGATGACATAGCCCAATATAATGCGTGGTTACCGCATTGGGTGCAGTAACCGTTCTCCCACCTTCCCTCTTTCCGTTCTTGCTGAGCGGACGGCAACTTCTCGATCCTCAGTTTCATTTCGACAAGGCTTGCCATACAAGATTCCGCACGTGCCTTTATCACATCATCGGATGCTTCTTCTCCCCATTTTTCAGCGGCACGATACATATCTTTCAGTGCCTCAATCGCCGCTTGCCTGCTTATAGCATCATCTTTCATAACAATCCTCCGCTGTTCTTCTGCAATTTGTACACGGAGATGGATATCCGTATTCAACTTCTGCCTTCCATTCACCCAAATGCTTACATCCTTCACAAGAGTTTTGCTGTGCGGACGGCTGATTTTTCACCACTCCCTCCAACAAATCCATACCAGTCATAATGATGGCGGCTCTGTGTAAATCATCCACCATCTGCACATCCTGCCTTATCTTTTCGATATGCTTCAGTATTGCCTGTCGGTCAATTAAGTCAGCCATTGTCATCCTCCCTTTCTCCGAAGCTACACCAATCATCTTTCTCAACACTGAAATACATTTGAGGATCAAACGCCGTCCCTCTTTCGCAAAAGCTCATTGTCCGTCCGAACAGCGTCCGCTCTTTGCAGTGCTTACAATGCTTGCACATTACAAGCTCGTGTTCTGTTACCGTTACCTGTGTCCCTTTCCTGTTGCTTTCCCAAGTAAACACCCAACCATCGGGCAGTTCAGCCATCGCCATTCTCCTTTCGTTTCCTCTGCGGACAAGGATTTGCACCTTGCAGTACAGCTTATCGACTATTGCTGTTAAGACTATGCGACCGCTCTATGTCGGAGAGTTCGGCCTCGCCTTGCGTCTACCTATTCCGCCACCGCAGAGCTTGCCTTCTTATTTTGCGTTTTAAGTCGCTTTTAGGCGGCTGACAGTAAATTCCCCTATGCATACCGCCAACCGCCCTTAAAACGATTTTAAACCGCCTTATTCAGCACGTTCTACCTTAACAGTCGGCCTGCAATATCCTTTCAGCCACTTAAAGCTCCAGTCGTGAAACTGCTCTGGCGTGTTACAGCCTTTCTCGTACCGAGTATCAAACGATTCACGCAACTTGCCGTCTTCGTAAAACGCCATACAAGTGCTGTTTCCGTAGCTAAAAGCTCCAGACGTTACAAGCTCCAGCCGCACATCGGTTTCAGTGCCATCCTCAAGCGTCAACGTGTACTGCTCAAATGCAACAATCATTCCTTCTCTTCCTCCTTTACCAATTCGTCATACAGCTCAATCAGCTTGTCGTACAACCACATAGGCGGCTCTTCGCAGTCTGCCTTATAATCTGCAATAACCTGTTTCCCGAACTCAATCTGTACCTTGATTTCTTCTTTGGTCATTTTCCTGCACTCCTTTCTTACGCCATCTTTTTCAATCAGCTCAAGAAGCATCTCGTGCTCTTTCCAAGTGAGCTTGTCGCGCTGATACGCCATATCAATTCCGTCCGCTCCGTAGAACACATTCTGAATAGCGTCCTCTCTGTCCTTCGCCGCAATGATTCTTTCGATGAATTTCTTAAACATTTCCAATCCCTTTCTGGTTTGTGCGGTTTTCCTTCCGCTGTTCGATTTACAAGCTTATTATACTGCCTGCCTTGTATATTGTCAATAGTTTTTTGATATTTTTTTTAAAAATTTTACAGCCCGTAGGCGTAAATCTTTCCGGGCTGAATATCTGTCGCATCGGGAAAATCCTTCTGCAGACGGCGCAGGGCGTTTTCCTCTTTCACTGCACGATAGCAGGTACGATGCTTTTTGCCGTTTTGCATAAAGTAGAACTCATAACCGCTGTAATGCTCGCCACGAACGCCGCTGGCTTTCAGCCTGCCCTCGCGAACGATAACGGAGATGAAGCAACCGAATCTGTTCTTCTCGAAAGAGCCTTCAACGGTCTCGCAGTCACTGTAATGCTCTTTGTACTGCTTGTAGGGCATCCGCCAGATGAAATCCTCGCCCTGCAGGCTGTTCTTCTGCTCTTCCGCCTTGGCGGCTTTCTCGGCTTCACGCCGTGCCTTGATTTCTTCCCACGTCTCAGCCTTGAAAAGACGTTCAACCACTTTCACTCTGGTCAGCTCGGTCTGCGGCTGTCCTTTGTACTCGCTCTCACCTTTTACGGAAGCCGTAATGCGGATGACATCGTTCTTATTGATTTGCTCGTACACCCACTTGCGACCCCTGCTGTCAATCTCAACGTAATCATACTCGCTTTCAGTCTGCACCCTTTCGAACAGTACTGCCGTGGTCTTCCACACATACACCGTGCCGTCCTCGGATTCCATATTGTAGATATATCTGGTCTCCATCCCGTAGCCGTATGCAGGAGCCTCGAAGCTGTAAATGCCTTTCATAGTGACGGTGATTTCGATGCGTGCCATTTCTGTGTCCTCCTAAGTGGTTGTTAAGGTCTGTATCAACCTTACGTCCTCATTATACACCCTCTCTTATATATTGTCAATACTTTTTTTAATTTTTTTTCTATTTTTTTATGCCCTGTTTTTCTATACTCTTTTTATGCAGGATTTTTATACATTTCAGTAAAGTCCTATATAGAACAAGATATATAGAGACTTTCCGAAAATGCACGAAATTCCTACATCAGACAAAAAAGCGGCTTGCCGAAGCAAACCGCCTACCCTTATGAAAAATCTGCGAAACTGAACGTTTTTGACGGAACAAGCTGTTCTGCATAGTCCGTCAATCGGATATACTTGTAAACGATTCCTGCCGCCGTCTTTTGCTTTTCGGGAACCTTCTTTGTGATTTCCCGTCCGAACTTGTTGGCGGACATTTCGAACTCATTGTTTTCCTTTGCCCACCGCAGGTATACTCTGAACAACCTTGATGCGCTAATGTTTTCTGTGGCATCATAGTCTATTTCCACACATTGCTCCATAAACGAGGCAAGTATATCCATCTCCTGCTTATACTCTTTTACTGCTCCTTGTACCTTTTCTGGCTCTTCGATTCCTTCGTTCTGCCACTTGATACAGCCCTCAACAGCCCAGTGCAGGATTTGCGGGAACTCCTTCCGCAGACGGTATTTCAGTAACTTGTCCACTTTGTTCTTCGGGATATTCACTTCGAACGGAATCAGCTTGATGCGCCGCCAGATGCCCACATCTGTGCCACGGATAACGGGCTTGTGGTTTGTCGCAACCCAAATCTTGAATTCGGGAGAATATTCAAATTCATCTCCGTATAAAAAACGGCAAGTCACTTTCGAGCCGCCCGTGAGCTGTTTCAACAGTCCCTCGTTCAGCCGCACGCCTTCCGTTGGTTCTTCGGAAGTGACAAATCGAGCAGATTTCAGCCGTGCAATTTCTGGATTCGCTCCTTCATTTCCCCAACGTTTCATCATTATCGTTTCGGGCTGTGTGTTTGCCGCATACCCTCCGAGCATATCTGCAATCGTGTCCAGAAACGTACTTTTGCCATTGTTCCCCATCCCGTACAGGAAATATGCACACTGTTCACGAGTGCTTCCCGAAAGGCTGTACCCGACACATTTCTGAATATACTCCTGCAGTTCTTTGTCCCCTGCAGTAACATCATCAAGAAACTTCAACCACAGCTTTGGCTTTTTGTTGGAGGCGTCATATTCCGTGAAACAAATCTTGCTCATCATAAACGAGCTGTCGTGCGGCAAAAGCTCTCCGTTACGCAGGTTTACAATACCGTTCTGACAATTCAGATAATCCGTGTACGCATCGAAATCGTCTGGGCTTGCAGGGATATTTCCGAGATGCTGGCACTCTTTAATCATTGCCTCTTTCGCTTTGGAGCTGGCGGTTCTATTTGCCCATTTCAACAAAGTAGATTGTTTTTCTTCGTCTTGTTCCAGAAACGCCTCACGCTTCATCTCATCACAGACGACATCCGCCATCTTTTTAACCTCGCCAGAATCATCAATGCACCAACGCTTGCCATCCCAGTAAAGCCATTTCTTTTGATTGTAGGAATAGCGGATGATGTTTCCGAACTTGTCCTGCATTCTGTGAGCATTGCCCGTGTCGGTGAGGTCATAGTCCTTCTTCTCCTGCATTGTCGTCTGTCCGTTTCCAAATACGGCAAAAGCAAGCTCACTGTCGTTCTGCCGTTGCGGATTGTACACATTCACACAGCTCGCAATCGCCTTGCCAATCGTAACCGCTCCATAAGTGCTTGTCCCGATTTTCCTGTCCCACTTCGGACGCATCAGTCCAGAAGCCCGAAACAGCCTGTCCATCTGGGTTGCATCTTTCTGTGTCCAGAAAGCGAGCTGATTACAGAGAGCCATATCCGCCTCAGACTGTGACGGATAAACGCCTTGCCAGTTGCCGCTGTAAAGCATATTAAACAAATATCCAGTTTTGCAGTTGCGAGCCTTGTCAATCACTTCTTGGTCGCTCATATCGACCGAAACAACTCGCTGATAGCTGACTTGCGGCATTTCCTGCGGAAGATACTTGCTCCGCAACACTTTTATGCTTTCGGAGCAATCCACGATTTTCTTATATTTCTCGTTGTACAGGTTTCCCGTGCAAATGAAATACCGTCCGTTGGAATACATCTCAATGCCGCCTTTGCGCCTTGCACCGTCGGGCAACGCCCCTTTACAAATTATATGCAGGCCAGAGCCGCTTTTGCTGATTTCTGCGTAGCTTCCGAGCGTTTCCACCCACTCGTCACAAAAGTCAATCTTGTCCAAGCAATGGTCAAGGTCGACTCCGAAATAGGGAGCGGCAAACATAAAGCCGATACCGTCAAAGTGGAACTTCTCGCACGCCTGCACCGCCGTGTCAAAATCTGACCACGTGTCGCTGTCATTGCTTTTAGCGTTAAATCCCGTGTACGGGTTTCTTGGAATTTTATCCGCTCCAACCCAGCATACCCATTGCTTTACAGCTTTCAATTCACTCGGAATATTTTCGATTCTCGTCTGCATCCCCGTTCCGCTCCTTTAAAACGATATATTGTTTTTCCGTGATATACCAATGTCTGTCAGGGAGTTTAACTGCTTTAATCTTGCCTTTACAGATCCAGTCCCGTAACGTCCGAATCTTTATACCGAGCGTCTCCCAGACTTCCCTCAGCGAATACAGCTTCTTCACGTTTCCACCTCCTTGTATCCAAGCTTTTTGTAGATAACACTGCGCTGTCTCGCCCAGCCTTTCAGCATTCCGAAATCATCCACAAAATCAATAATCATTCCTTTTGCTTTTCCGTTGCTCCGCCTTGCAACTCTGCCAGCAGATTGCGTAACCGTCGTTTTGTCTTTCTCTGGCGTGGCGAAAATCACAAACCGCAGGTTCGGGACATCAAGCCCCTCTTTTGCAAGCTGATACGTTGCAAACACAGCATCAAGCTCGCCGTTATTCAATCGTATCAATGCCCGCCTGCGCTTTTCTTTTGCGCCTGCAGAGGAACCAAGCGCCGACAGGCAAATCGCTTTCCCATCAAATTTATCACATAGTCTTTGCAGATACTCAACACGATTTGCAAGGACAAGCATTGCGCCCTTTTTGTACTGCGTGTTGACAACACTGCTTACAAGATTGAATCGTTCTTCGTTATGCGTCAAATCATCAACCAGTCCCGCATAATTCAGCGTTCCGTCACCGTTCAAAACCTTTCGGGTGTCTGCAAGATACCCTGTCCGAATATACCGCACTTCCACGGGACAGGTCGTGTCGATTTCGTCCTGCGAAATACGATACACAATGTCGCCAAGCAAAGCGAACATAGACTTCTCAAGCCCATCCGCCCTCTCCGGCGTAGCGGTCAAACCGAACTTATACCTGCAGGAAAGATTGCTCAGCACCTTGTAGAATTGCATCACTTTTGTCGGCGAGCCGACTGCCTTGTGGCATTCATCGACAACAACGCACCCGAACGTATCCTTGTACTGCGCCAAATCGAGCTTACTCATCGTCTGCACAGTTGCGAACGTGATTGCAGAGCCGATATCCACTTTGCCGTCAGTGATTGTTCCGTACTCATCTGCGTCCAGTCCGAAAACTTCCTTTGCCCTGCGCATCGACTGATTCAGCAGGTCTTTCGTATGCGTCAACCACAGCGTCTTCAATCCAATGCGTGCAATCAGCTCTAAACCCGTTTGCGTCTTGCCACTTCCGCAGGGCATCACAATCACCCCGCTTTTCGCCTTTAAAGCCGCATTTACGGCATCTTCTTGATAATTATATAATTTTATACACGAATCGAACTGAACAGGCTTAAAAGGCAAAATAAAGCTATAAAAAAGGGTGTCTGGGAACTGCTTGTAAATCCTTGCGTAACATCCGAAAGGGACAGCTACATCAACTCCGTTTCGCTCATACAGACGGAACTCCATCGGAGTGTTGCCCGTCCACAGCCCCATACGCTCCCGTTTTTCAAAATCTGGATTCTTCAGAACAAGCTCTTTTCTGCACCAATCAATGAATTCTCTGCTTGCGTTCCGCATCACAATTTTATTTGATATATCCGCTCTCACAATTCAACAGTTCCTTTCTCTTTTAGCTCCCCGTATTCCACGGCATAAATGTTGCCGTCATAAAGCACCCACACCTGCGGCATCAGATTTCCGCAGGCAATCCATTTCTCGAAAGCGAAAATCTGATTATCCTCAAGGCGGCTGATGGGAAACCGCTTTGAAGCACTTGTTTTGCAATCAATAGCCATTGCCAAGCCGTCTTTGACGGCGATAATATCAAACGGCTGAGAACCGCTTGCATCGGGACTGATGAAATGCACCCACCAACCCTTATCGTTCAGTAGCTTGCACGCATCCCTCTCAAACTGCATTCCCAACCGTTTGTTATTCATCGCTTAATCCTCCTCAGAAAGGCATATCCACGTCATATTCTCCGACAGCCGTAAATCCGCTCGTTGCAGGCTTTCCTTCCTGCCACGGCGGAAGCTCTTCCTGCCGCTTTGCGTTGAGGAAGTAGTGAACACGAGCCTGCGTCTTGCCGTCATATTCCTCGTGTCGGACAACGCACGCTCCGACCTGTCCAATCCAGTTGTTGGTGTTGAAATCGCCGTCCTTGATGCCCGTGAAAGAATCAAAGAACTGCGTTAACTGGCGGTTCGTGATTTCGGGACGGTCATTCAGAAACACGATATAATGGTACAGCGTCTGCGTGCTACCGCTGACATCGAACTGCAGAGCCAACATATCACGCCCAGAACGGCTCTGAACTTTATCAGCCGCCGCAATGCGGATTCTGTGCGCTCCCTCGGGAATAACGTCAAACTGCCTTTCTTCGCGTTGATAATTCCAATCCATTATTCTTCCTCTCCTTTCGCTTCTTCCTCAACCTCAGACGGGTCAAGAATCTTCATCACCTTCATCGTCACATACGTAGGCGTCTTTTCCATATCCTCGTTCTGTACGGCGTGAGTAAGCACCGCCTCAGCGAACGCTCCAGCCTCTGCGAGGCTCGTGAAATCATACCAGTTTTCGTAGTAGCTAATCTTCAAAACAACTCTGTAAATCATTCTTCCGTTCTCCTTTCGAATTTAACAAAATCCTCAACCTTGCACGCCTTGCGGCTGTCAATCTGGTTCTTGGCGTAAATGTTCTGGCTCGCCTCAAGCAAGATGCCGTGCTGTCCGTCTTTGTTGACGAAAATCTTGCCAACCACATCGCACAGTCCGCAGATATTGTCCACGATTTTTAACGACAGCTTCGGAATCAACTGGCTGTACTGCGTGCCATCGGGGCTGATAATCGGGCGAACATCTTCCCACGCCGTCCACACGATGTTCAATCCAAGCGACTTCATATACCGCAGGCTGTTCACCAGCTTGAACTGCATATACTGGTAATCCGCCTGTGCAGGAACGCCTTTGTTCTTGCCTTTTGCTCCAAGGTCGGACAGGATACACCGCTCCAGCTCCGAAACATTATCAACTGCAATCGTGATAAAGCCTTTCAGATCGCCACGGT